TAATACAATGCTCATCTTTTGCTTAAAAAATCTATGCGGATGGGCAGATAAACAAGAGCAAATCACAATTGATAAATCTGAAACAATAGAAACATTCTTAAAAAGAATAAAAGAACAAACGGATAAACAATGAGTGAAGGAATAGACCTAGCTCCTGATAAGGATGCAAGTCCTCAGGAAGTTCAAGGCGCAAACAAATGGCTAACTGGAACTGAGGTAGGCGACAGAAGAGCAGCTGATGTCAACATTGTACAGACTGTGCCACTGTCAAAATACTTAGACGTTGAACTAAACGCACTTGAGGTCACTTTTAATGCAGTGACAACTTCCCAAAAATCAGCTGATATAAACGCCGCTGGATATAGGTTCTTTACCCTTGGTGGGTCAATGGCGTTTGCAAACACACCAACCTCGATATCCATTACAGTTGAAGAAAAGTTTGCGTCGGGCACCTATAGAGCAAGGGAAGATTCCTACATCGCTCAGTGGGTTTATACCAGAGCAATGATTACTGCTAACCCTGAGATTTGTTGTCGATTTGAAATAGCAAGCTCTAATTTTCGCATAGGAATTCTGGCATCAGGGACCACAGCGAGTAACACCATAACACTCACTAATATGGAAGGCAGACTTAGCACGTGAGCAGGTTAGTTGCAGTTAATACCCAGCTAAGTGTTACCGGCACAAGAACTAAATATGATATCGCCATACCTGATAGCGTCTACACTACAGGTCTTTACCATGATGGAGTTTACTTCTGGACGCTTAATAACGATGATCCTAAGTTCACCTTACTCCAAATGAAGCTAGAGATTGGCAAGACTGGTTCTCCGGTTTTAGAGCTAACAAAAAGCTACGACATAACTGGTCTACTTGCCGAGTTCGCGGGCACTGGAGAAACCTTGGTGGACCTATACTGCCTGACTGGAGATAACCGTATGCTGTATGTTGCATACTCTTACCAGACCAGCCCAGGGGGAGGAGTAGTCGTTCTCGGAGCAAGGATATCTCAGATAAACCCATCAAACGGAGCTATCGGCGAACACTACGATGGAGTAATAACCCCACTCTACCCTCCATCGGATATCTGTTATGATGGTAGCTACTTCTATCTGTACACTAAACAAAATACACCCACTACAATGCTTCACCAATGCTGGAAGTTTGCCGCTAAAGGGCGAGGAAGCCCCACGCTAAAACAAGAGCGATCCATCTCATCGAGTAATGTGAATGATATTATTTGGGCATTTGATTACAACGGTCGCCACTTCACTGCATTTAGAACTGTTAGAAGAGGGTTGGAACATCGCTCAGCAGAGGGAATTGCACGTGATTCCTATAGCTCTACCAATTTAAGCATGGAAGGCGGATGTTTTGAGAGAAGAGCTAAATATGATTTTACAAAAGACCAAGACTTTTTTTGCGTAATCAACTAAGGAGTTTCACATGTCAGTAGTGATATCAAAATATGTATCAGTTCCACTTGAAGAGGTTAAGGAGTATTTAGAGCTTGAAGATGAGGTAACGTGCGAATACTCAGGACTTTCACTCGAGTCAGTCGATTACGTAAATAAGACCCTGACAATAAGGGAACCAGAGATAATTGTCTTAGGTACCTCTCAAGTACAATCGTTTGTTTTAACTTTCCAAGAGTTTATCGACAACCTACTATCTAATTACGATGCAAATATATTAGTCGCTGACATTGATTCAATCACTATGAACGGATCAATCTCATCAATCACAGTGGGGTATTAAATGGCAGACAATACAGTTAAGGAACTAAAAGACCTTAAGAAAAAACTAAATGCTCAAATCCAAGCGAAGCAAGACCAGAAACAAAAAGTCATCGCAGCTAAGAATAAGATCGATCTTGAGATAGCTGATCTACAAGCGACAAAAGCGACGATTGATAGTTTGATTACTCAGCTAGGCGGATAGTGAACGAAGCGACCTTTAAACGTTCCCTAATGAAGAAGCTAAGGTCTATCCCTAGGTCATGGTTCTTTTCTAAAGAAGCTCTAGCGATTCGTGGCATCCCAGATATCATTGGTATTGTAGACGGAACGTTCGTTGCTCTTGAAGTTAAACGAAGCGAGGGTGAAGCTTCCAAAGTTATTGGTACTATCGCCCTACAACGATTCACTATAAACAAGGTGACAGAACTTGGTGGGTTCGCTTCGTTTGTGTACCCTGAAAATGTTGAGTACGTTCTAGATTCGATAATGGAGTTTTGTTTTAGCAACGTATCTCTTATGAAGCACTAGCAAATATCATCCGCTAACCAAACGAACAGTTTACAACCAAACATCCTCGGTATCTCATTAACTAAAACAACGAGGATATTATGGATTTTAAACCACCACGCTTACCAAAGAATCTAAACGTAATTAATTCAAACATTGTAATCCCTAACGGACCACAACACTCCTACACACTAGAGAACACTCATGTGAAGTACCAGGGCTATTGGGCGGCTGTAATTGATTACAACCATCCTCATACAAGAGATGTTATGCGTGACATGCGTATTGAATGCTTGCCTCCTTCTAGTCCCACTGACAGCAATACAATGTCTAAATGGGGTGTAAGACGATACAAAATAACCGGCATCAGAGAACGCCTCTGGGTATCAGGTGTCTGGAAAGAACACTGTATTTACGAAAGCCCAGGAGATGGAAACCTAGTTTATCGGGATTTATATCTAGAGGACGCAGGAGCGCAGGCATTACAAATCCGTCACACTGGAAATAGAGCTGACCCTTTATGGAATGTCGCTCGTAAAATTACTATCGAAGATGTTAGATCCGCTGAGTGTGGGCTAGAACGAGGCGCAGGTCGCGCAGGGTTTTCTATATCAGTTAAAGACATGGGTCCGTTATCTGATATTGTTATCCGCGATCTTGCCGTAAGAACTATTAATCAAACCGCAGTTAAAATTTACAACAACAATGTCTACGACAGCTTTGGTGCCGTATGCGTAGAGTTTTGTAACTCACTTGATTGGCGAGGTGGTTACGTTGCGATGAAAAACCCAGACAGAACCCCTGTTCAACTATTCGACTACTCAAGAAAGTCAGCACGTGACACTGGTCCAAAGCACATCAAGATTCGTGGTGTACATATGGATTTGGGGAATAACATTTCCGTAAGAAAATGTGGAGAATCAATCGACATTAAACAATGCACTGGTTCTGGTAACATCTTAGTTTACAACTGGAACGGAAGTGATTGGAAATTATCCCCCACTGAATCGCGACCAATAGTTCAAGGACTTGTCTGGAATAGATAACCGTTAGTAGAAGAACTAAGCGTAGGAAAAATCACTAACCTACGCTTAGCTATCTTAGGGAACGGTTCACCTAAGAGTCTTATTAAACAACTTATATTTTTCCATACACTCAAGATCACCCCAAGCACAGAAGACTTGTTCGTTCTTGCACTTATCTCCAAACAGTTGAGACTTACACCACTTTTCTACGTAACAAAAACCCTTACGATTTAGCTCCGGCTTGTCCTTTTCCAGACTGCAAATTCGCCAAGTTCTCTTGTCGTAACTCGGACCAATAGGCTTCCAAGAACCGGCACAGCTTATCAGTGGAAAGGTCAACATCACTGTCGTTATAATGTGGAAAAGTTTTATCTTGTGCATTTGAAACCTCGGTTAATAATTTATGGTGTTGTTTCATAAACCTTGTTCGTCTTTCTTCTGACCACAGTGAAAGCCCGTCTTTAACTATGCCTAGTATTAAAGGTATCAACTCGGTCATACATATTCACCCTTGTAATCGACCATCCATTCCTTCTGAACACCCTTAAATTTTAACTTGATCTTAGCTTCTTCAGCTTTTAACTTCTCATTGTTTAGTACATGAGCTGCCACACTGACCGCTCGAAACGCCCAGTGCTCGTACCAGTTAATCTTTTTAACCGATACAATGTATGGAGTTAGATCCATTGGTGATTCTGGGAGTAATGAAATAGATTTATCAACTTCAATTTGTTCTACAGTAAAATCTCCTGAGTGATCTAAAATGTTCAGCATCCAGTTACTCATTCTTAAAACAATTTTCTCTAAGCCTGGAATAAACTCAGTCAAATTAAAAGCCTTACAAGTTTCTAGCGTGTCGTACATTGAAGGCAACAACCACCACAATCCATTGTAAGTTTGAAAAACTAATTTAGATGGAACAGAGTAAAAGTCTTTATGAGAGAACCCATGCCCTGGAGCATTTGTATAATCAGGTATCCCATTCTTTCTTAGCCAATCCATAAAAGTTTCAAGATCATTTGGGAATAGTAGTCCTCTTCTGCCAGCATGATTCATTGCTTTTAAAAGATTGGAAACTCCTCTATCACCAAAGCTTGCGTAGCTGCCATTTGATTTTCTAGTCATACCAGCAAACGAAGCCATGATATGTTTGACGATTTCTCCAGCTACAATTTTAGCTGGCATCGATACGCCAAAGACTTTGATCTGGTAGGCATTGCTATCCCACAACTCTATTAAAGGTCCGATATGAAAATGTTGAGGATCTGGTCCTGATACTTTAACAAACCCTTTTGAGGTCATATAAACTGCATCACCATCAGCAATGTCGCTATCAATCTCTGGCTTCCATCCAACTGGTCTACCTGCAATGTTGTATCCTGACTGACGAAGCGGTTCGTTTTCGTAGTAGCATCTTCTATGACAGTAGTTAGCGACTACTGCTCTTGCCCACTGTGGGCTTAGCTTGTGAGAGTGTTTCCACCCATACGCCGGGTGACCACCTGTTTGTCCTGAGAAAGCTTGAAGTCCTCCATCAACCCATGCGGTTGATCCAGGTTCCACGCCTTGTTCGTTTGCAACCGCATTAAATACTGGATTCCAATTCATATATCCTTGTCCTTTTTAAATTTATTTTTAAGTAAAGTGAAAACTTCAAAAGCTCCCTTGATAGCAGCGATTAACTGCCACCAAGGGAAACGTATAAAGGCGAGTATGTAACTAAACAGACTCCTTAACAAGCAATGCTCCCATTACCTTGTGAACAAGGTAAGCTGCAACTTCATCTAGACCATCAGATTTTAACTCTTCTTTGATCCCGCTAACACCGTCTACTGCTACTGATAAAGCACCAATCAAAGCTGCATACTCAGCAAGCTCAGCTTTTGCTTTAACTTTTTCTAAGACCATAGCGAGAAGATCGATAACTTCTTTTGATTCTTTTGGGACCATTAATGCTACTGAAACTTTTTCCATAAGGACTCCTTGTTATAATTTTTGGAAATATAGCTTTACTCTTACATCGTTAGTCGCTAGGAATGTGGGTGTTCCAGAAGCAACCCTCATTAAGCACCATAGATCTCTTGTAGTCCCTGACATAAGAACTACTGGAGCGTTAGTTGGGGGGAGAAATGAAATAGAACTATTTGCTAGCGAGATTGTAGCCGCAGCAGTAGTTAGCGTTGATCCTACAAACTTCAACATCTCAGCGTCCGGCACATCCATAGCCCCGTTATCCACAGAGGTAACGGCTGGTTGCTCATTAAAAAAAAGTACACTAAACGTATATGTCTGAACGGTATTGCTGAGTATCGAATATCCTCGTAAAGCAACCGCTCTACCTGGGAACCCGACTACGTTAGATAATTGTATTAACCCACCTATTTGATCGTTTGCGGCGTAGATACTTGTGCTAATAACCGGGATAAACGATACTTCCATAATATCGTTTCTTTCTCCTCTGGACATTGCTTGTTGTGGTGATGTCGTTAGAATTGTCATGATGTTCTCCTATAAATTTTCGTAATTTGGTATAATCATTGCGACTAAATCTTTTCTATAATTGTAAAGTCTTTGTCTCACACACGCACCGCTTTTCTTGCAATCAGCTAACGTTTTTGTTTCAGCTCCACCACCACCAGCCTCAAGTATTGTGTATGGTGAATTAGCTATAGCTACGTGAGTAATATACTGTGGACTCTTTCCGTAAAATAACACCGCTCCAGGTTGTACTGTATCGGAAGGTGTGCCAGCTCCTCTTAAGTAGTTAAACAAGTCCTGAGCGGAGCGATCGTCTTTAGAAAGTCCAACAGACTGCAATGCCCATTGAACAAATCCTGAGCAATCGAACCCATCAAATGGATTGTTACCACCCCACTTGTAGGGCGTTCCGATAAAATGACTAGCGTACGTTACCGCCATTTCTGCTTTTATCTTTGCTAAATTCATATAACCTCTGATCGATGATCTTGATTGATTCTCTAATTTCATAAAGTATAGATTTGATTGTGTCGACTTCGTACTTGGTGACGAAGTTTGAGTGGGCGTAGGCGACAAGCCCAGCCCCAAGGCTAAGGATAAGAAAAGCATACTTCAATTCTGATTTCACCATGCCCTCCTTGGCAATGTGCTATGCGTAGCTCTGTCGTTTAAAAGTTATTCTCATTCGTGCCAAGGTTCCACCACCAGCAATCGAACCGTTTACCGCCCTGAAAGAAACTGCTGTACTGGCAGCAACGGGTAGATCCGCTACAACTACGGCAATTTCCTCCCCTATTCCACTTGCGTTATTTGAATGTGCTATGAGCGTTCCAGCAACATATAGACCTATCTCGTCTCCAGCCGCTGCACCTTCACAGTACATTCCAGCGGAAACAAAACAAGCTACTGATGAGGTAAAAGTTGTTTCAGTCGCAGCATTTGCGATTGTAAGGATCCCGCTCGCATCGGTCTCAGTTATGTTAGCGAGATCGAATCTAATTCCAGTAGTACTATTTGTCAGAAGAGTAGTGGCTGCGGCAACATGGGAAGCACTAGCAAATTGTGTAAGTGTATCCAGCAGCCCAGTCACATACGATTGAAAAGCAATTGCTGATTCAACACTTGATGGGTTTAGAAGATATAGAATGTTGTCTGACTTAGGATAGATCTTAACTTTACCAGCAGCAGGAGCTGATCCTGGAGTTGCGATATGGTTCATCTGTTGTTCAACAGTATGGATAGCGATACCAGCACTACTAACCTCAAACGCTTCGTTGGCAGCCTTAAAGCTACCGTTTTGTTCGACGGTAAAGTTACCATCTCCTACGTCTATAGCTGATCCTGTGCCAGCAGTTTTATTGATATCAAGAGCGTTTCCGTTCTGGTCATGGTTGATTTGAATTCCAACCTCTGCACTGTCCGCATCGCTTACTATCGTGTCGGTAAAGGTTTTAATCCCACCTATGTTTTGGTTTCCAAGAAGTGTGACGGTAAGGGCGTCTTCAACTGATAGCTCCACTGTCTCTAGTGAAGTAGCAGATGAGTTCCACTTTAGGATTCCGTTTGCTACAGCTTCTGGGAAAATTACATCCACGTTACTAGAGGTAAGTTTGAACTTTAGAGCGCGGTTAACTTCTTCATCTAGTTCTTGTGTTTGTCTGACTACTCTGTCTAGTTGGTCTTCAACAGACTGAGCAGAGAATGTTCCGTTGTTAATAAGATCTAGCTCTTGTGTACGAGCGTTTCGTCTTATAAGCAGGAGTGACTCTCCACTAGCCGGAGCTACCTTCATCACTACGTTTGCTATAGGATTACCTGTCAGGTCGTACCCATCTGAAGCACCTTCCGTTTTTAGCGTAAGGGTTCCTGTGCTACTTTCCAGATAGACTTTGATCTCGTCTGTGTTTTCAAAATCAAATGGGATGGCAAAGGTAAGTGTCGCTCCGTTGCCTGAGAATTTCTGCTTTACAACTTCATTGCTTATTGCCATACCTACTCCCGTGGGTCAAAAAATGGATGTATATATCTTTGGTTTTGTTCCTGTAACCTTTCTTCTACTTGTCTATTGTATTGTGAATTTCCACCTTCGTTAATACCATCTAGGATATATTTACGAATAATAGGTGACACTACTGGCATGGTATTCCCTGGTATTTGAGACCTGATAAGGCGTTCAAATCCTGCTGTCTTACCTTCTAGAAGCTCTGACATAGCTCTAGGAAAATCATCAAGAGCTGTTGAGAACGTAGGACCTGCAAGATCCTTAAGTACACTTCTTCCCCTACCGTACTGACCACTGAATGTATTAACTAGGTATTGCATCTCTAGAGGCACAGGACCCATTAGGAGAGCTTGCATTATATTCTCAGGATTAGTCATATCTCGTGGGGTTTTTCCGTTAGCAAGGTCTTTAAGCCACATAGAGGCGACCGCTGTACCCGTGAAACTAGCACCCATCCATCCTATAAGTTTTAGTGAATCCGCATCTTGAAACCTCTTTAGAAGACTCATGTTGTATGTTTCAGGATTCTGGTTGAGTATTTCTTTGCTCGCTCTAACCGCCTCTACCGCATAGCTTTTAAACTGCATTGATGCCCTAACCGCTTGCCCCCAAGTAGTATCAGCGGTGCTTTTTCCGAGCAGTCTTCCCCTAGCTATACCGCCAGCTTCGATTGCCCCGAACCATCCGTTATGGTTTAGGAGGGATGCAAATTTGTAGTAAGTATCTTTGCTAACAGTTTTTAAGAGTTTGTCTGTGCTTAGTATCTCAATCCCTCTGACGTTTTCTATAGCAGCACTAGCTTGAACCCACTCAGCTTCACTGATACCAAATGATTTAAGCTCGCTTTTAATTCTAGGTTCCATATCAGTGAAGGAACCTTTCTTCATTCTTTCAGCTAGATCCCCTGCTATAGTTAATGTCATCGTTAATCTATTTTGTCTTGTAGTCCACCCTAGACCAAATGCTTCCATACTTAATCTAGAAGCAGTATCTAGTCTTTGCATCCCTGATAGCTCATCAAATCTAAGGGACAGCTCTGAATCAAGAATGAAAGATAGCTTGTCAGCAAATTCTTTCTTGGCGGTTGGGGATAAAACCCTCGTGTAGTTCTCTATTAATTTTCCAATAGAAGAAAATGAATTAGTTAGCGACAACATTCTATTAGAAGCGTTGGCAAAGTCGGCTATCGTACTAGCAGCACTTAGACCTAATTTTGCCATAGCTTGTATCGCTCTTGTGGCACCAAAAACTTTAACCGCTAACTTATCTGTAGACCCAGCAGAACCAGGACTGAATGTCTGTATACGAGATGCCTCTCTTCTATGTTTTTGAAAAGCAAACATATCAGTATCTCTAAATTTGTCTAATTCAGCAGGAGCATTAACTCCATGTACTTTAGTTATAGCCGCTTCTATTTCTTTATCTAGGGTATCAAAGTAGTCCTTCCTGTCTGGTCCAAATACTCTATGACTAGATTCAACAGTAGCAGCAGCCCTTATTGATTGTTGTATATTTTCAAGAAGGCTACCTGTTCCGTATTTAGAATTGTATTTAGCTAACGACTCTCCGTCTTTAAAATGTAGCGACCGTCTTCCTATTAGGGCATTGGATTCAGTTCCATAGTTATTGGTCGTTATGCTGTCGTATATATCTCGTAGGATCTCGTTTTGTTTTTTTAAGTCATCAGTCCCGAACGTTTCTTCTGGGTCTAGAAAGTCCTTGATATCTGTTTTCCAAGTATCAAACGAAGCCTTTCTTATTAGAACCCCATCATGAGTTTGTCTCATGACGTAATCAAGTCTTCTATTAACATTAACTCCAGCCGCCTTTAAGTTATCAACTATAAGGTCATTCATCTTATTGACCGCCATAGCTGTTTTCTTAATTGATTCTGGGTACTGGTCGAATTTAGAATCCCCCATTCTAAGCAGGTACGTTGCTGTAATAACTTCTTCGTCCATTTCTGGATTCTGAATGATCTTTCTAACTTCAATATCTGCGCTAAATGAATGGTTAAACGCTTTTGCGTAGAGTGCTTCGACAGATCTTTGAAGGCTTCTAAAACTAAATTTAGATCCGACCCACTTACCTGAAGATCCCTCAAGAGATGCTTCTGCTATCTCAGTGTACTTGCCTTTTCTAACTAAAGACTCTGCTTCTGGTGTTGCTAGAGCTGTCTTAATCGATTTTCTTGCGATTAGCTTCTTCACTTTTGTATCTGTTTGGAGAGTTAGAAACGTAACACGGTCAAGTTTTAATTTATCTAGCTGTTTTTTTAAGCTCTTAGGGTCACTATTGACCTTCCTATTTTGAACGTCGTCGATAATTTTAGTGAGTTCTTCGTCACCAATCTTTTCCACTGGTATCTTAGATCTAATATTTGCAAAGCACCGCTTGTCAGCCATCTATTCCCCACCAGTTAGAACGGGCATTTTTCTGCCATGTCTATAATCTTTTCTGTAGTATCAATCTCATCTATATTTTTTTTGTACTCAGCTTCAAACTGTGCTTTGTCCGCTTCGTCTAAGCCGAGGGCGTCTACCTGTTCCTTTAGCTCTTCAAGTTGTTTCCTAGGTATATTTGTTCCTTCCTCTAGGTCACCAGCTTTTTGTAACTTATCTATAATCTCTTGGTCGTAACCAATATCTCTTTCAGGAGCGTTAGCATCCATTCTAATTTTAGCTTGATCTAGATTCATCTTCTCTATATCGATCATTCTTTTCTCTATCTCTTGCATTCTAACGACATCTGATTCTACAGCCGATTCATCGTTAATCTTTTTTTGTATCTCTATCGCTTCTTTTAAAAGCTCCTTCTGCTCTAATTTTGTTGCGTACTCTACTTGGGGATCGCCCTTCTCCAAAAGGTTGGGGTTCTTTCCTGCTTTCATATTTGCTTCTGCTAGACTAATCATGCTGGCATATTGTCTTTCATCTAAGGCATCCATATAAGCAAAAGATTCTTGAAACAATCTATCCGGTACTCTATCTGTGGTAGCGTCTAAAACCTTACCAAGCCCTTTAGCGAACCCTTTGATAACAAGAGTACCACCAATACCGCCAATGATAGCGTTACCTACCGCTTCGTTTTGGGTGTAGTCAAAGCCAAGTCTATTTTGTTGTTGTTGTTTAAGACCAACTTCTAGAGCTAGATTCCCCGCTACGTTTTCACCTACAGCAAACGGAATAGTATTTGTTAGCTTACTTGCCTTAGCGGCTGCGGATGCTGCTGTTGCCCCTCTAGCTGCGTAGGCAGCTTTAGCCGCTCTAGTGAACGCTAGCCCAGTAACAATACCAGCTCCTAGTTCAATCGGGTCTACTATCCCTCCAATAGAACCACCTAAAGCGTTAGATATAAACGAGCCTTCCTGCATAACAAGCAGTCTCTTTTTTGACTCTTCTTGAAGACTATGTAGATACTCGGCTTTCTTTTCGTTGATAGGAATAGCAAAAGGCTTTGGCATATCTGGGTATCTAGTATTCGCTTCGTCAGCAGAAAGTAATTTAGTAGTTTCTCTTTCCGCTTCCCTTGCTGCTTCTTCTCTGAATAATCCTGTAGTATACCCTGTAGCAAATTGCTCCTTAAAGGAAGCTGAAATCGCGCTACCTTCTTCCTTTAATTCCTGAAAAAACCCCTTGGATTTTTCCGGTACTATAGGAGCGTTAGCTATATCGTTGTATGCAGAAGTTTTATCTACCACTTAATCCCTCTTACCGACTACTTTTCCTGTTAATCTACTTTGAATTTTTGGGCTTGCATTGAATGCTTTTGTTTTTGCTACCCTTTCTCTTTCTACTCCTTCACTTCTCTGTGAAAGGTTTAACTGGAAGTTAATAAACTCCCTATAATTGCCTTCAGTTCTCCCTTTCATATCTTCAAATTTAAACACCACAGTCTCTGCTAACCCATTACTGTTTAACTTAGCTAAAGGTCTCATCCCTCTACCGCTATCGTCCGGTATTACTACTATTAAACCTGTGTTGTCTGGAGATACCTTCATAGACATGCTCGACACTAAATCATCATATGTATCCTCATCCAGTCCAAGTAGAGAAGCAGCTTCCTTCTTGCTATCACCGCTTGTATTTATTATCCCTTCCATAAAAGCAGAAACTCTTTTTTCATATGGAACTGCTTCTTTTGGTAGGTACACAAAACTGTCTTGTCTTGATTTAAACCAAGGATCGTTAACCCTCGCGACCGCTGTCCCCTCAAGAACCTTTTCTGCGGCTTTTTCGTAGCTAATTCCTTCCTGTAGCTTAACAGCAGCCACAGCCTCACTTAGCGCATTTACTAGTTGAGGGTTTTGGGAAGACAAAGCAGAAGTTACTTTGATTTTCTCTAGTGCTTTCAATGCAGATTTTTTTTCCATATCTACGGAATTTTTGCCGCCACTAGCTTGTACTAATTGGTTTAGCCTCAAGTCCATGACCGCTGATTTTCCAGCAGCTCCAGGTAGGAGGGCTGCCAAGTGAACCCTATTAAGCTCACTACCTACAGCTTCTCCACCTTTTTCTTCTGCTACTTGTCTGAGAAAAGGAATAGCTCCTTCAGGGTATTCCTGCTCAAAAGCTATGAGGTCACGGACTGTTCCGTTTCTAAGTGTGTCTATATAGAATTTTTCTTGCTCGTTTGAGAACCACTTAGGAGTCATTATTCCTAGGTCTTGCTGTTCTTTTATGTGTGCTTGTGTTCCTGGTTCTGTTGCTCTGTTAGCTAATTGTGTATATCGGCTAGGATCTTTTGAAGCCAACTCTATTCTTCTTTGTCTGACTCTTTCTCTATTCTCAGCTCTTTGTAGTGCTTGGTTAGCGTTGATAGTTTCATCGGGAGCAGTGCCTGCTGCTGGATCTATTACGTCAAGACCTGAGGCAATTACTTTTCCACTAGCATCCCTCTTAGAAACTATGCGAAATGGAAGTGTTTTTTCATACTCATAATCATCTACAGCTCCAGTGATCTTAGCTATAGCTTGTCTCGCTTCGTCTTTGTCAGCATGTGTGGATAGTGCTTGAACTAACGCTTGAGCTTCACTTAATTTTTTACTTGTTAAACCACCAAATCGAGAATCTATAGATGCACCGTAATTGTTGGCAGCCGTAAGCAGCCCACGTAAGCTATTTTCTTTCGTGTGGTCTAGTGCAGCGTCTAGTGCTGCTGCGTATGATCTTCTTTGATCTTGGGTTAGCTCGGTCTTTAGGTATTCATGGTTTAGAAACTCATCTTTTGCTTTTGATATTACGTTAGCCTTACCGCTAGCAATGGAAGCATCAAGATATGAAGTTGCTAATTTATTTTTATATCTAGGAGTTAATTTTTCTTTCTCTCCTGGGTCAATATACCCATCATTTTCAACAAATGATTGCACACTAGTTAGAGACTCTATCCCCTTGTTTAAATTTGTTTCATAAGAAAATGTATCTACTATCCCATCAAACATTTTATCTGCTTCAGAAATTCTTTTTTCACCCTTTAGTTTGTTAGCAAAAAACTGAGACTCCAGGTAGTTCTGGTCTACTAACCCTTGTCCTCTAAGAATAAAATCTTGTTCCCCTATTTTGTTGGGAGCTTCTTTTGATTGCTGCTTAAAGAAATTATAGGTGTCGTCGTTTAGCTGGGCTACGTATTGGTTCTCGTCGATGTTTCCTGAATTCAATTCATTTTGTAATTCCATCTTTCTTTTTGCAGAAAAATTATTCAGATCCGTGTGACTCTTAGCCACGTACATAGCAGCGTCTTCTTTAGTCCATTGGTCAGCTAGAGAAGTCCCTATCTTTGATATGGTATTTCCAAGTTGAGCAACAGCTCTTTGTTTTGCACCTTCACCTATGCCAGCAAAACTATCCGATCTAGTAACGTTAGAGCTAATTGCTGTAGGTTGTGCTGCTCCAGGTATTTTAGGCATAATTCTATCCTTTAGATCCTGTAGGTTTAGATGGGTCTACTGGTTTATTTGATGACTTATTAAAAAACGCTAAAGCTCCACCAGCGGAAGATGCCCCACCAAGTAATGAAGCTGTGGAAGCTAACTTACCTGCTTTGAGTACTCCTGATATTTGATCTCTAGCTGATTTTGCTTCACTCCTAAGGGTTTCTGATTCAAACATTGCTTCGCGCTTAGCCCTCATTAATTCTTCTACCGATAGCCTAGCTGTTTCCTGAATTATAGAAAGAGATGTTCCAGCGGAAACGTTAACTCCACCTTTCGCTAGAGCGGCTACTTGTTCACCTTGTAGAATTTGTTTTTTTACGTTGATATCTTTTTTAGTAAACAATTCAAATCTAGAATTTATCTCTGTTGCCTGGTTATCTAAGGCTTTAGCTCTAGCCCCTAACCCTGCTGCTTCAGCTTTAGCCTGTTCTTTTTGGGCGTTGGCTTGCATGACACTACCAACAAGCCCAATCCCAGCCGCAATTGCTGCACCTTCTGCCATTAGAATACCCTCGCATAGAGGTAGTGATCTCTACCTTCTGTATCATATGCTTTCATTAATCCTTCCTTGAAAAATCCTAAGTATTCAGCCCATCTTGATCTTTCAAGTATAGCAGCGTCTATCGCCATTTGCAGCCTATAGAAGCCTCGTTCTTTAACTAGATAATCTTCCATTAGTATCTTTAAAGCCCTTACTAAAGAGGTCTTATATTTTTTGTAGCATTTATCTAAAAGTAACCACACCTCGCACACGCCCGCGCGTAGGCTTGTAGAACCAGCGATAGTTAGTATCTGATTCCCTACACAAACAGTGACAATATCCATGATCGGATTTTGTATGTTTAGCTCCATATTCTCTTTTAGATTTTCAATCTCTACACTTGAGTTAAAGAAGTCTAGGTGTCCTAGAGAGAAGGGTATGAGTCTAATCATAGCTGACCCCTCTGTACATAAGAGCGACTACTGTAGTCGGAAGTGGTTCACTACTTTGAACTAGTACCTGGGCTTCTCTATCAGGAGATGCCGTCAAGTACACAACCTTATCTCCAGTATAAAGCGGCACCGGCTGACCCATTCCTAGAGAAGAAGGTCTAAACTCTACCTCCTCTAAAAAGGACTCAGCACTCCCTACTTTTGCGCTAAGGGAATCAAAAAATCTAACGATAACTCTATCGATTCGTTTGGTCATTCCCTGGCTAGACTCATGGTCTTTACCAGCTTCGAGTCTTAGAGTTTTTAGTTTAGCTGTGTACGGAAGACCTACAATCACTTCCTCTACCACTTCGCTTAGTGTGATGGTTCCAGCAGCAGATACCGTTTGTCTTGGTACGTTGAAGCCATCAGCTAGGATAGACACTTCTTGACCTATCAGATGGTCTACATTGAACGTAGCTGCCCCCATAAGGTCTAGCGTTATCGTTCCAGACCCAGCAGAAGTTATATCTATCGCCCTATTAACAAGAGGAGAAATACTATGAGTACCCCCGCCCGAAGCAGCCGTAATGTCAATTGCAGTTCCTAGGTTAGCGTTTGCTAGTGTGGAAGCAAACTTGATTACAGACGCGCTAATTCTAATCACATAGTAAGTTGTACTTGTAGCTAGACCAGCAGGTAGTGTTCCGGTTGTCGTTAATACGACAGGGTCACCAGTCACATACGCGTGAGAAGTTAAATCTATTTGATCTGTTCCAACCGTCACATTTCCGTCAACAAATGTCATAGTTGGAATAAACTGATTGGCTTCATCTAGTGAAGCGGTAACTGAAATAACTGTATTACTCACTTTACCAGCGTAATACGTAGTAGCAGCAGCTAGCCCACCTGGAATAGTTCCAGAAGATGCTATCGTAAACGAGTGACCGTCTTCTAGCCCATGTGCTGAACCAAAGGTTAGTTGGTTTAGAGCTGTACTAACGCTACTTACTGTTAGATCAGGAAGTGCAGTTATCTTTATTCTCTTAGATGAATCAGAAAACCATGGATGGTCATTGTCATCAGTACTAGAATTTTTAAGTAGAACATGCTCAAAATCACCGCCCATTTTTTCTAGGTAGTATGCTGCTGATCCGTTGATAGTTCTTTTAACTAAAATCCAAAGATCATCAAATGTGCCTGTGCTGTTTGGTATGACCACCGCAGACTGAACAAATACACCCGCCCCGCCTATAGTGTGTCTATGCCACGCTACTATCTCACTATCCTTATCTAAGGTTATCGCTATCAAAGCTCCAAGAGATGTTACCATCCAAAGAATACCTCTAGACTCTTGGTAGATGAGTTTATCTAGCTCTATATTATCAACACTACTTGTAGCTAACCCATCAAATAGATGCTTAATTATTGTGTTGTTTAAAAGAGAGATGTTGGAGCTGATAAAGCCTCTAGAATCATTTGAGAAACTAAAATCTCTAAGTCTTTTTCCATCCCTACTCACAAAATAAAGGGCATCGTTAATTTTAACAGGCTGTACAGCGACAGACCCATGGTTTGTTTGTGGGACAACAGATACGTTATTTCTTGAGATAATTTGATCTGGTCCACCGTCGGCAATATACTCAGTACCTAGTGTACCTATCTGTAGAGTCTTAAGAGATGATAACCATTGTATAGCGTTTACTTCGTTTGATGCTATTTGAAATTGGTATGGGTCATCCGATGTGAAAGCTCCAAAGTATCCATAGCTGGTAGAATCTGTAGAAGCATCTTGCGCAAATTTAGATTCCATAAAGTGAAAGAAGTTACCGACTTTTGTACTATATATAGTGTCTGGATTTTTTAGCGACCCACCAACTGTAAGACGTTGTTCGTGAATGGTAACAGAACCAGGAAATCCTTGTTCCCCTGACCAAGCTGACTCTTCCCAGTCATCTGAACCAGCGGTTAAAGCAGCATTAAACGCTGTCACCACCACACAAGTAACTGTGCTAAGTTTTGCTTTTTCTAACTTGATACCCCCACCGTTTACAGCAGTGATATTAGTTATATTTGTATTAGCCTGTGCGTCCGCTAGTGTTGGGTGGAGAGTGAACGTGTCTGGTCCCAATCTCCTAATAAAGTACGTTGTCCCTAGAGTGATACCTGTTGGAGGACCAGCGTTAAATAACCTAGCTATGACATTGTCACCTGTTTGAAGTGCATGCGCCACGGATGTTAATATATCCGTCCCCGTTACAATCCCACCGTCAGCAATATCAAGGTCAGAAAAAGCATCGCTAATGTATAACGATCCTGTTACTGAGCTTGCTGTGGCTTTAAAATAAGCCCCATACTTAAAGATCCCGTTTGGTCCAGTGCTAAACGTGTGTCCTGGCGTAAAGAAAGGTACTAGTACCGCCCCGCTTGTTTGCATGTTAACTGTTCTTGTTCCAACAGCTACCGCACTTAAAACCATGACCAGATTTGGGTCTATGTTTGGGTCAAGGAAAGGTCGCCACAATGTCTCGTTGGTTGTAGTTAGCAGCTTGAACGATGTGTTACCGATAGCTGAACCATATATATCAAAATTAAAGTTGTTTTCACTTATTCTAGATAGTACATGCATAGGAATGTTTCTATCTGCATAGGTAAGAAACAGTACATCTGCTGATTGAGCTATTTGCCACTTCTTAGGATCATAGTTAGTGACTGTAGCAAAATGGAAACTAAGGTCACTGACAGTAACTTCTGTTCCATCATTCTTGTACACCTTAATATATTTTGATGAGATCTCATTTTTTAACAAGACAACAAGATATGATTCAGTCCTAGAAAATATAAACGGAATAAGTGCAGCCCCGTCCACAAGAGCATCAACGAGGTTTACTATGTATCTAAAGGACGGTCGTTTGCTAACTCCCCCGCCTCTAAGAACAAGGAAGTTGTCTAACGTTTCTAATGCTTGAGAATACTGATCTAGATCTGTTCTACCATCTAGTCTTCGACTGATCTCTCCGCTTCCGAAAGAGTTCTGTATCGAATTAAACTTACTCACTAGTACCTCGCTCTGAGGAATATATCATTAGTGAGAGAGTATGGAGTTCCTTCCTGCGCATCGTAGCTTCTAGCTTTACGTAAAAAGTCTTGGTACTTTTGTTCCATAAGACCGGAAATTTGTGTGCTTTGTACAATAGGGTAGGCAAGTTCTTGCGCTAATCGTAATGCTAGACATTCAGCAAATATTGGTGAGAAGAGGCTAGTATCCTCAATCTTCTTTATGTATACAATCTGCATACTCGCTTCGTTGCTTAAGATATACTGCCCTTCTCTCTTCCACTCTATCTCATCTTCCATCGGATAGACAAAAAATACTCTAAGTACATCCGACGGAAGTAGGAATCTTTTTTCGTACTCAAAAGCAGGAGCAGTAGCGTCGGCGGCTATCTCGATTCGTGCCATAGCAAAATTCCAAAGATGAGCTTGCAGGACTTCATCTCTTAGTTTTGCAAACTGTTCGTTGCAAAGAATAGCTCTTTTATTGTCGTCAGACAGTGCGGTAATTCTATCGGCACCAATCTTTATTAAAGCACTATTTGCTATGGATACTTCGGTAATAGCCATCAAAACCTCAGTGTAGATATAGGGGTGTTACCACCCCTAAAAGAACTATTCTTTAATGTAATAAACTGCAACTTCAAGTAAGCCTGAAGTAGCTGTGAAGTTTTCACTTGGAGTCATAGTCACGGTAACTTCTGAAGCAAATTTCTTGAATTGCCCAGGAACGTTAGCTTGATCAGTCATCTTGTGAACGTCAGCAGCAGCATTGATATCTACAGCTACTAAAAACCCGTCAGCATCAGCAGCTTCAACAGCGTCAGCAGATGCAGCCCAACCTAAGTTAGCATCACCAGTAGTACCAACGTCAGCAGAAGCTAGAACAACTTCTAGCACTCTTGCGCCAGCAGGAATTTTCATGAGCGATACTGTATCAGAAGTAGTGATAGCAGCTTGAGAAGAAAGATCAATAGAATCAAAAGCTACACGTACTCGACCGAATTGTTCACCTGGATCGATTTTCTCAGAAGGTTCATTTCGGTATGCGAGGGTGTGGTTAATACCATAATAATCAGCCATTTTAATCTCCTATAATAGGGGGCACAAAGCCCCCGTTAATTAATATTAAGCAGCTTCGTCGCAAATAATTTCTAAAAACTTAGCTTCTTCTAATCGAACAGCACCCATACTCATACAAGCATATGCTTGAGTGGCGTATGATTTATCAGCTCGTTCAGTAATTCTAGCTTTCATATCTTTACCTACAGCGAACAATAGACCGTTTTGTGCCCAAGCCATTAAACGTCTTGAAGCAGCAGGAGCAGTACCTGTACCAGAACCAACAGCACCAGTATCGATGTTGTAAGTAGTAGTACCAGAAGTAGCTAGCAACTGTTCAGAACGGATAAACTTAAAGCCCATAAAAGTATTTACTTCGCCCATCACTAACGCTTTAACTGTATTAAAGTCAGAGCTAGTAACTTCAGTCTCACCGAGTAAACTCTCGATAGCTGCGGCACTACAAGCAATGTAACGAGGAATTGATTCATCAACTTCGTTAGCATCAAAATAGCGTTTAGCTGCTCTAAGAGTTTGTACGTTAAGATTTGATCCAGTAGTAACTGTACCGTCATGGCAAGCTAATTTTTGTGCGTTACCAAGAGCAACAGATGATCCACCTTCTTTACCAGCAAAAGCTGTACCGAAAGCATTTTCGATGATTTCGTTATCGGCAGCTCTACCTAAAGCCCACATAAAGGACTCTACGTAAACAGAAGAAGGGTCGATAAGAAGACGTACTTTATCTTGTTCGTCAATTAGATCAGATATTTCGTAGTCTTCTAGTGTAACTCTTCGTCTTGAATGAGGAGTATCAATCACTGGAGTATCACTGTGACGAGATACTTTTTTAATGGCAGCAGTAGTTCCCAATCTTTCATAGAAAGCTGATTCCCCTACTTGCACTTCATTTCTAACGGCACCACGTAAGCGGCTACCTTTTTGTTGAGACAAATGAAAAATATTGTCTTTGTACTGTTTAACGAATGCTTCATCAATTTGATTTGACATAACTATCTCCAATAGTTGAAAGGTTAATAACAATTAATTTTTCGGATAGATAATCCTTAAGCAGGGTCTTCCATGAACTACTCTGCTTGTAGGGTCTCCGAGGAGATAGTCCTGAATAGTTTGATTATAGAATAGCTAAAACAACTGCGATGTCAACTACCCCATAGATAGTTTAGTTAATTTTAGCATCTCTTGTACTAGAGCATCGTGCCCTGGATGTTGCTTATCAAAGTAAGCTGGGTCAGAGAATATTGCTGCTCTCTTAGACTCGATGTCTCTTGGGGTCATCCCACCTAAAGACTCGGTTATTCCTTTAAAGGTATCTTCTGATAGAACATTTCCTACCTTACTCATTAGCTTGATAAACTGAACATCATTTCCAAGACCTGAAGTTTCGACGTAAGAAAATCCTTCTTCACCACCAAAATGTTTGATAGCCACTTTCGCTTTGTCTAATTCTAGTTTAAAATTATCACCCCATTCTTTTTTTAATTCTTGGAGACCTTGGTCAACTCGTTTTTGTTCTTCGAGTTGAATTTTGGCTTGAATGTCTTCCGTACTTTTCTGAAACCAATCATATATACTTTGCGCTTGCTTTGGAAGAACACCGGATTGATAGGCGGTTTCCTTAAATCGTGCGAATAGCTCATCGTTAACATCCCCTTCCTTAGGCTTTAGTTCATACTTACTTGGGTCATCTGGTAACCCTAGTTTATGAAAAACCTGTTTCCATTCATCATCTGTTGCATATTTTCCTGGGAGAGAAATTTTATCCGCGCCGATCATTTTCTTCGTGCTGACATAACTCTTAGCTAGGTCGTTAACGTCTTTAAAAACATTTAGTGAAGGGTCTTGCTTAAAGTCATCTGCAAGATGGTCGCGCCAATCAAATGCTTTCTTCTCATCAATTACCTGCACTCTTTCTCCTGCGGTTACAGGTGGAGCACCAGTAGGGTCTACATTTGTAGATAGTATAGAATTAGATGGAGCTGCTGGTGTACTAGTTGGCGTTGCTACTTCATTCATAAATGTCCTCTTCCTTGGTTATTTGTTCCATGCGATGTCTTAATTTTGAAACGTCTATATTTGTCGACCGTAAAATAGAAAGAATGACGGAGCGTTGTCCTTCCCTGACCATCATTAGCTCCGTATTCCACACCCTACCGAAAGTTGGCACCATCAAGTAGTATTGTTTGATTAAATCATCGAGGACACGTTTACCATCGTCGCTTTTAAAAACACGTTGGTAACACGACAGTATGTCTGTTTTAGATGTAGATCTTTTTTTCGCCATTTATCCTATCCAGTAACGCCCAGCTTAGAAGCGACTTCAGATCCGACCTGAGCTTCCTGCATAGCTTGTGCTTGTGCAGCCTGTTCTTGTCGTGCCTGTCTTTGTTCATCTCTAGCATCTACCGTCTTAAGAATTTCTTCTGGTACGCTGAAAGTTTTGAACGCATGTCGTATCGCTTCGTCTCCATCGATGTTGTCAAACATTTCTGGTAAAGCCTGCATTATTGGAGCAACTAGGTTAAGTGCACGGGTAAGGTTAGCAGCCTCGCTCGTACGTTGTGCCTTAGCAATCATTGAACTGTATCGTACTTGTAGTTGAGTATTTTGTAAAACTTCCGGAGCTGGTGGGATCATATCTTTTCGCACCATAATGGCAAAGACTCGGTCAACAATTGGGCGTAAGAATTCAAACTCTTGTCTCGCAAGAATTGGTCCGAGTAGCCGCATTTTCTCTTCGGTTCGTTGCTGAACTTCTGTTGCGGTCATTTGTGGGGTTTCAGGCGGTAGTTGAAGCTGATCAATAAAGAACGCTCTTTCAATTGACAACCGAATCCTATCCATTAACTGCACACCAAAATCAACCCTTGCTCCTGTTACCATCGGTTCGGGTCTATCTTGTGTACCTGCTCTAAAATAATTTATTCCATTTGGTTGAGTCCTAAAAGGTAACATTACTCCGTCATCTGGGAGTAACCATGGTGGGTCTACAACTTTTTGTGCTGATCTAATTGTAACCTTCGCCATCTCGTTAAGCATTTTGATATCTGGTAGTGCTTTCATTGCTGGAGATCTTCCGTAGACTTCTCCAGAAACCTTAGTCCACCTAGGTGTAGCAAAAGGGTACTCTTTAAAACCACTATCACTTAGCATATGATCTTCACCCATAAGGTAGTACCTAGAGTAGAATGTATAGCCTTTTGGGTTCTTAGCTTTTTTATCTACTGGGTATACTGCATGAAGTATCTCAAAATCTTTTTGGTCATTGTTCTTATGTGATTCTTTTACTTTATCCGATACGTTCTCTTCACCAAACTCATCGACTACTTGTTTTGCTTTCCATTTAAAACTTCTAAACACTGTATCAATAAACCCTTTGTTATTCTCAGCCACATACATTTCGTATACTGGTCTAGAATGAAACCTTACAATCATTTCGTCATCTTCTTCAATACGAAGAAAGCCTGTACCAAAAGATCCTAGGTCTAGATAAACTTGATGTACTTCTGTTTGGAAGTTTGAATTGTTAAGCACGTTGTGCATTGATCTTGTGACGTACTGTAGATACTTGCGTGCAGAATCGTCGTTATCTAGAAGAAGGTCTCCTGTAGATAATTCAAAAAATAAACCAGCGGGGTTAGTAAGATTAGATTGTAAAGCAGATGCCAAGAGTTCGTTGACGTGTTCTCCTGTCGAATCGTAGACTCTCTCTCTTCTCTTGTCTCCTGGAGTTCTTGTCCCATAAACATCGTTCTTCCTTGGTATAACTAATTCGGAAACTTCTTCCCAATGTTGTTCCCAATTAACACGATCCGACTTTAGTTTGTTGAATCGTTTCTTATCACCCATGATAAGATCTTTATCCTGCTTCATTGCCATTATTTACTTCTTTGTTAGTAATTTTTCTGCTTGTTTTTGTATTTCTCTTTTCTGTCTTTCTTCTTTTCTTTTTCTTTCTCTTTCGGTGCCAAAAGCTCTAACAAAAGCAGTAACTGCACTCTCATTTATATATGGCATCTTTTTCTTATCGTCCTTTGGCATACTCATTACCTCGTAAGTATTGTACTTTTTCTACCCGGTGTTCTCTTAGACTGAAGTATCTGTGCTCTTCTTTTTTCAATCCCTTCCATAAGAGATGAGAACAGCCCTGACCTAGCATCCCCCGCCGCTACACTTCCCGATACCTGGGCATTTGGGTTAGACGCTAACACTCTTGATACTTCGTTAGCACTAGCAATTGCAGAAGTTCCTTGACTAGTCTGGCTAGCTAATTCAGCAGCAGCTTCTTGTCGTTGTTTATTTTCTTGTTCTTGAGCTTCAGTAACGGCGAGCTTCGTAGCACCTTCACCTATTTGTTGCCCACCACCAACAGGAACAAGGGTTTTACCAATTGCCGTCAGTGGTTTCTTCTTAACGTCTTTAATGGCTTGAGCTGCTCCACCAATAGGATTAAGTAGTCCTGCCTTAAAATTCCCTACCGTAGACTCAGCCTTTTTCTTAACACTTGATACTGCGCCACTACCACTCATAGCCGATCCCCCCCAAGTTCATTGTATTCATGATCCGCTGTGCGCGGCAATTGTCGATTACTACTATGGTATTCGCCTTTAAATCCTTGTGCAAGTGCCCTAAATGCATCCGCTCCGTGTGACGCCCAATTGTGGAGTGGCGTGTTCTGATATATCTGATTCTTTCCATCCCACTTTCTCTGATAATTCCTAAGAGCTTCGATCCCGCGCTCACACTTAGTCGCATCAAACCAACACTTAGGCAGTAACATCCTTACCGCGTTGATCCCATCTTCCAGCCTCCACTTAGGCAGAATCCTTCCTCTCACTCCTAAAGATAAGAGAGTCTCTTGCCTCGTCTTGCCGGACCCGAGTTCCCTCGCAGCCGCATCGTGTGGAAGCCAATGCTCCCCGTATACATACGGTCTACGTGTCAATTCTCTGACATAGTGATCAAGTGATACGCCAGAATGCTCGATGTAATCAATCAAGTGATATTCCTTCCCCACTAACTGCATACACCAGATAGAGGTTGAGTCACCTATCCCTAAATCCCAAAAGGTATGAACCTGTACCGCGGGGTCATACGATACGGTGGTGATCCTCTTTTCAGAATCTGCCTGCTTCATCTCCTTGCCGTAGTAGGCACCCATAAGAGCTGCGCCAAAGTCCGCTTCGTATTCCTGGTTATATTCCTCTTCACTCATCTCCTGCGCAGCAGCTTCTAGCTCCGATCTTAGGATAATGCCCGTCTCACTTGCTTTGTATATCGCGGTAAACCACGAATCGAGTCCCTGTGCCTTCTTATAGATCTCGTAAAAATGGTTTGACCCTTTAGGTGTCCCGATAAATATCGCCCATCCTAGACGATCTGAGAGTGCTGGGCGCACGACTTCTCCCCATACCCTCGGATCGCACTCAGCATATTCATCCAGCACAACCCCATCTAGATAGATTCCTCTAAGAGATCCTGGATTCTCAGCTCCTAAAAGCATGATCCGTATAAAGTCTCCACCCCTTGGGATGTCAATTCTAAGCTCTGCTTCGTTCGTTACAACTCCTGGAATGTGTAGTACGAAGTCTTTAAGCATCGTCCAGGCAACGCGCTTCGCTTGCCCATAGGTAGGAGCGATATAAGCATACTGCGGGTTCTTGTGCTCGCACCTAAGTGCCCTGTCTAAAATCTCGTTAAGAACTAAAACGGTCTTGCCGAAACGTCTGTGGCACACTAGAACGTTGAACCTCTTCATCTGGGAGTGGATCAGGGCTTGATGCATCCTTGGCAGGTACGGTATCTTTATCTTTTGTTCCATCTACTTCTTCCTTGACAAACGAAGCGGGTAATGCATCGTTAGGTATGTTATACATCTTGCGTATAACGTTTATATCCCTGGTAATTCCTGTATCGACTACAATCCTCGTAACCACTTCACCCTGTATATTGTGATTAAGTGTAGGAGAGAACTTCTCTCGTAACATCCTCTCTGCAAAGAACTTGACTCTTTCAAACTGCACCTGCTTAGCATTCTTCTCGTAAGGGGTTAACTCATCCGGTTCGTTCTCCAGATCTATCAGCATGTTCTCTACGGACCGCCTAACCCGATCCGCTTGCAGCTCCTCTATCTCTTTTTTAAACACCGGATGGTGTTCCATCCAGACACGAACATCTCTGTAGGACGGGTACCCTGGCGAATCGCAGACCTGTTGTAAAGATTTCCCTGCCACCATCTGCCGAAATATAGCAGCAGCCACTCCCTCGGTGTAGCGATGCTTCGGTTCCAGGTATGAATAGTCTGTAGGGTATAGTTCCTTAAAAGAAAGGACAGTGGGAGTCGTTATAAAGTCATCTTGGTCGGTAGACGTCGTTTCGCCTAATCCGTCGTCTTCTGGTTCGTCTTGCATCGTATATCGTTTACCTCTATCCGTAGAGCACGTATCTGTTGGCGTTTCTTAGCAAGAGCATGACTAAGCTTGGTATTTCGGTAAAGAAGATTATGAACTAACTCACGAAGCTGGTCAACTTCATCCATTTCCATGGGATCAACTACCAGCGCGTCCGCTTCGGGGTCGTAAAACATAACACCTCCGTGTGTTATAAAGAATACCCTATTGTACCGCAGGGGAGTCGAAATATCCACAAGGTACCAGAGAATTTAGGTCGGTTATGTTTCCCGAACGCTTCGTCGGTCGCGTGGGTGATCTAAATCACTGGACGCACACACGAACTTTGGGGGTACCACCCCCTCTTACGCGCCCACGAAGCGAGTCTATAGCACGCGCGTATCTTACCAATACTACGCGCACGAATCGTTATCATATCGAATAGTATGCGCGTGCCTTACCAATAGCATACGTTGCGATCGGTATTCTTTATACGATGGTGCAATACTGCTTGACAAATCCAATTATCGTGGTATACTTGATTCAGAGAAACGATAACGTTGCTCGGAATCAAGGAGATCGAATGAGAATGTTAATAGTAAGTATAATGTTCCTAGTATCAGGGCTTACACTATTCAAGCCTGTTGAACGAATCGAACCGAATCGTGTTGTTATAGTGTCAAACGATTCGTATGTTATCCCTAAAGATGTACAAGCCGCGCTTGATCGAATCGTGTCTAAACGATTGCCATAAAAGAATACCAAAGCGGTAGCTCCACCGCGAATCCATTACATTAACCAGACTAAGCCGCTTCGAGCGGCTTTTGTCGTTTGTAACTGAAGGTGCGTATAAATGGTTACAATCGAAAGATGTAAGATTTACTAAATCGAA